ACCCCTAAGTATCTAATGAATTTTGTAACTTTACAGAAAAAAATAGCTATGAAAACAAATTTAAGTAACGGCCTAGCAGAGAAGGCGGGTCGTCCAATCAGTGATGGTCAGACGGGTATCCAAGCTGCGTTAGAGATGAAGAAGATGCGCAGACGTGAGGAGAAGGTATCCATGATGGAGGATGCAATGTATCGTGCAGAGATGCGTGCAGACATGCGTGAAAAGATGAATGAATACATGATGGGTGGAAGTTGCCACTAGTGTCGATTTTTTTTGAGCATTTACCTCCGTCTACTTTTCGACTAGGTTTTTTAAAGGGCTACTTTCTGTGGTCCTTTTCTTTTTATATATAGTCTTGATAGATTATTGACATTAGAATGTATAGTTTTATGTTACTTAACTTATTGATTTTCAATTCTCTGTCGAAAATGTCGAAAAAATAAATGAAATAGAATTAAAAAAAATAATAAAGGAGGTAATAAAATATATATATATATAGGGGGCACTAAAAATAACATACCACTAAACTTTAGTTTGGTGTATTGGTCTTGTCACAATAATTAATATCTTTGTGACGAATTAATTTTAATCTATGGAGAATTTAGGATACTCACCCAAAGACATTCGCTTCGGCGAGTTAGGAAGAGAGAAGCTCATCAATGGCATTCAGAAGATTGCCGGAGCAGTTAAGAGCACACTAGGCCCAAGGGGTAACACAGTGCTAATTGAATCACCAAGCCATACAGGAAGCATCACGGTCACCAAGGACGGTGTGACAGTCGCAAAGGCTGTTGACCTGCTTGACCCGGTGGAGAACCTTGCGGTACGCATGATGAAGGAGGCTGCGGACAAGACAGCTACCAATGCGGGTGACGGTACGACAACTGCCATTGTGTTGACTGAGGCACTTGTATTGCATGGTGACAATATTATTACTCCTGAGCTAAACCGCATTCAGGTGCTTCGTCATCTGACTGAGGAGAGTGAGCAGATTATTGAGCGACTTAAGAAGCGCAAGAAGAAGGTCAGCAAGAAGATGCTGAATGACGTGGCGACAATCTCAGCGAACAATGACAAGAACATCGGTGGTATTATTGCACGTGTGTACAATGAGATTGGCACCAATGGTATTGTGACCGTTGAGAAGTCGCAGACAAATGAGACATATGCTGAGAGCACGCATGGCTTTAAGATTAATCGTGGGTACTACTCATCATACTTTATCAATGACCACAAGCGTGACGAGTGTGTCCTTGAGGACACAATGGTGTTAGTGTGTGACGCTGAGATTCATAATATCTTACAGCTTGAGAACATCCTTAAGCCAATCATCCAAGAGGGCAAGCGCCTCTTAATCATTGCGCCGTGCGCAGGTGGTGTTATCAGCACATTGGCTGCCAATGTCGCAAAGGGTAACCTCAAGGTGTGTGCAATTGAGCCGCCGAGCTTTGGGTACAAGAAGCATGAGCTGATGGGTGACATTGCCCTAGCAGTAGGTGCCAAGTACTTTAGTGAGAAGACAGGTGATGACCTGAGCCTAATGACATATGCTGACCTTGGTCACGCTGCCAAGATTATTGTTGACTCGCAGAACACTGTAATTATCAACTCACCTGCACGTACTGACGAGGAGGCTGTTGCTGAGCGAGTAGCCCAACTGTGGGCAGCACACGCTGAGGCGACTAAGAAGCATGACAAAGACTTTATCTTGTCTCGCATCGCATCACTTACGGGTGGTGTTGGTGTCATATACGTAGGTGGCGCCACTGACATTGAGCAGAAGGAGCTGTATGACCGTGTCGATGACGCAGTGTGTGCAGTACGCTCAGCCTTGGAGGAGGGAATCTTGCCGGGTGCCGGTAAGGCACTTCTTGACGAGGCAATTAAATTGAAGAACCTAAAGGGTACAACACCTGAGATGCAGGCTGCACTCCATATACTATCTGATGCCATTGCTACTCCAAGCGCACAGATTCTTTTGAACGCAGGGCTAAACCCACAAGAGATTTATGGCATTGAGTACTCATTCTTGGAGGAGGGTTTCGGCTACAATGTGAAGACAGGCGAGCGTGGCGACCTCATTGAGATGGGGGTAATTGACCCGTTCAAAGTGACACGCAGTGCACTGCAGAACGCAGTGAGTGTGGCTACAACAATTTTATCAACTGACGCCATTATCACGATGGCTCGAACATATCAAGCACAATGATAGCTATCGGTAAACATATCATTATTGAGACAATTGAGAAGGAGGTCACGACTGAGTCAGGCCTCCTTCTCAGCGCACATGACGCAAATGACTTCCGCTATAAGATGGGTGTTGTTGTGGCTCCCGGGACTGACGTTGCAAATATCAAGGCCGGCGATAATATCTACTACGATAAGGCCGGTTCATATACCATGGTCATCAAAGATAAGCCATACACAATTATTCAGGAGCGTGACGTTGTTGTTGTTGCCTAAACTTTGAGTTCATCTCACGTATCGCATTGCGGTATACCTTGCTCATATACTTGGCATTCTTCCTGAACATTGGGTTTGACTCCTGACGGGTTGGCATCTCTTCACCGGACAGCATCTTATATATGCTGCTGACCATTTTTTTCGCCTTCGGCGAAAGGTTGTAGAGCGCCCGTGTATTTGTATGTGAGTCATATTTTCTAAATGACTCAATCCAACCATCTGCCAATAGGCGCTTGAATCTCTTCTCGTCCCAAGATACCACACGCACAAAGTCATCGAACTGTGCCTTTGAGAAGTAACCCTCTGTGCGTAAGAATAGTATCATGTCAAGGTCAGCCTGTGTTAGGCCATGCTTTGTCTTTATGTACTGCCTGATGACCCTCCAATACTTGAGGTAATCGTCCATTTTATATTTGATTTAATTTATTAACTTTGTCAAAGTTAACTATTTAAAAAGTAAATAATGGCAAAATTTGATTACAACAGCAGCTCATTTCGTAATGCTGCTATCGACAAGATGAACACACGTTTCGGTAATGGAACACCTGAGAAGAGACAGATGGAGATAAAGTCTCCGGCTCCTTCAAATCCATTCACCAATACTAAAAACCCACTTAAGCAACCGCTTATAAACACAACAGTTGACCGTCCAACAGCTCCAAAGCCTGCTACTGCAGGTTCAAAGCCTGAGAAAAAGCCAACTACTCCTGCTGCTAAGCCTGCTGCTGCACCTGCTGCACCAAAGACAAAGAAAGAGGTTAAGCAAGAGGTTAAGGCTAAGGTTGCTGCTGCTAAGGGTGAAAAAAGACTTGCTAGAATTGAAGGAAAGTCTGCGATGACTGACGAACAAAAAGCTGCAAAAAGCGAGCGTTTTGGTAAGGCAGTTAAAGGTACTCTTGAAGCCGCAGGAACAGTACTAGGTCTATACGGTACATACCAAGGTATCAAGTCAAAAACTAACTCAAATAGCCAAGAAGGTAACTAATGGGACTTACTCTATTTGCTGATGGGTTCGATGACGCTATTATGGGCGTTGATTTGAACAGTGAAGTACCTCGTGTAATATACAGCGTTGAAAAAATGGTGTTTATACTCATGCACAGGGACGACATGAGCGAGGAGGAGGCTACTGAGTACCTAGACTTTAATGTATTTCAGGCGTATCTTGGTGAAGGTACGCCTATATACATGAATCAGATGAGTTCAGACGAAATAAAAGATATACTATGGCCGTAAAATACACTGATAAGGGAGTGCCTTACTCTGATAAGACTAGGGACCTACAAAAGACGCTTAGTGCACTAAACATTAGCAACCTTCAGGCCATGAAATTGTTGAGTGATGCGTATAGTGTCAAGGCACAATTGGGTAGAAAGAAGGGTGGAAAGCAGTCAGGTGGCAAAGTTAACGCTAGTTTAGCGTCTCTAGGTAGTAGTGTACAGCTACCAAATCTTACAAAGAAACGTACTAACGACTAATATGGCTGATAAGAGCAAAATGAAGTGCAATGTGCCTAGAAGGTCGGACCGTCCGGGCAAAAAGATGATGGTTAAGGCCTGTTCAGGAGGCACTGAGCGCCTTATTCACTTCGGTGCAGAGGGATATGGGCATAATTATAGCGCTGCAGCTCGCAAAAGCTTCAAAGCACGCCATAACTGTGACAGTGCTAACGATAAATTGAGTGCTCGCTATTGGGCATGCAAGAAACTATGGGCAGGACCGGGTGGTTCTACCAAGTCATCACCATCAAGCCGTAGAGGTAAGTACTAATGAAGGACGCCTGCTATAAAAAAGTCAAAGCATCATACGATGTCTTCCCATCGGCAAGGGCCTCTCAGGCTATTGCTAAATGTCGTAAGGCTTCAGGCAATGTAAAGAAGACCGAGAAGGGTACTAGCCTTAAGAGATGGGAGAAAGAGAAGTGGGTTGACACTAGAACAGGCAAAGCATGTGGTGCAGGTGGAAGCAATGAGTACTGCCGACCATCTAAAAGAGTGTCTTCAAAGACACCCGTAACTAGAAGTGAGATGAGTCCATCCAAGCTTGCAGCTAAGAAGGCTGAGAAGTCAAGAGTAGGGATGGGCAGAAGAGTAAGTAACGTCAAAAAATAAATAATCATGAAGAAGCAAGGATTCAATGCAAAGATGGACGAGTCAATGGCGGCTCGCAACGGTAAGAAGAAGCAAACGCTTAAAGACCGCCGTGATGAAGCTAAGGCAATGAACAAAAAGTCAACAGGTAAGGCATATGCCTCTGTTAAGACAATGGACAAAAAGAAAAAGTAATGAAACTAACAAGTACTAGCCGTGGCCTTGGTGATACAATCCACAAGGTCACTAGTGCAACAGGCATCAAGAAGATTGCTGATACAATTGCTCAAAAGAAGAAAGGAACATCTGAGTGTACGCCATGCGAGAAGCGCAGACAGGCACTGAACAAGGCATTTCCCTATAAAAAATAACCCGTATATTTGTAAAAAAAAATATGAGTCAGATTAACGTAAATGTAATAGCTCCACTAGGATATACGGGGCCGGCATTGACAGGTAGCAATAGTGATATTCAAATCATAAATGACGCAGGTCAGAATGTTTTGAAATTTTCAACGGGAGCTTTAGCTTTAAAATCTTTAGCTTTAGGTCTTGAGGCAGGAACCTTAACAACAGGTTGTGTAGCTGTAGGTACTTGGGCATTAAAAAATGCAACATCAGTTAACAATACTGCCGTAGGTAACTTTGCCTTACAATCAGCATCAAGTAATTCTACTGCCTTAGGATTTGGTGCCGGAGCATCATCAACAGGATTTAGTGGAACTTTCTTAGGATATAATGCAGGTACTTTAGCTACAAGTGGCGCATACAATACATTTATTGGAGCTGAGTCAGGTCAAGCTGTAACAACAGGTTTTAATAACGTATTAATTGGATACAGAGCAGGTATTGGTAACTTTGGTTCAAGCATTACAACAGGTTCAAACAATGTTCTTATCGGAACAAATGGTCTTGATGTAGCACCAACATTAAGTAACACTGTTATCTTAGGTGGTACAACAATCACTACATTAGCTTGTGCTGTTACTTCAATCACATCATTATCTGATGGTCGTGACAAGAAGGACGTTGAGGAGCTACCTATTGGACTTGACTTCATCAATGACTTGAACCCTGTTAAGTTTGTATGGGATGACAGAGATGAGAATGGTAAGCATGATATAAAAGACTGTGGATTCATTGCTCAAGACTTAAAAGAAGTTCAAGAGAAGTACAACATCTCAGAAGAGTTACAACTTGTTAATGAGGGAATCTCAGAAGATAAGATTTATGCGTCAGCAGGTCGCTTAATTCCTGTATTAGTGAAAGCTATTCAAGAGCTTTCTGCAGAAGTTAAACAATTAAAAAAATAAGATATGAGTACGATTAATGTAGATAACCTATTGCCTGTATCATTTGGAACAGTCAATGTAAATGGAGCAAGAATTAATGGAAATATTTCTAATCAATCATTTAGAATTTCATCAGATACAAATTCTGTTCAAGGATTAAATAATACAGTGTTTGGATTTCAAGCAGGTGCTCAATTAACATCAGGTTCTAATGCAAATACTATTCTTGGTAGACAAGCAGGTGCAAATCTAACAAGTGGCATTAACAATACTGCAATTGGTGCATCAACTTTAGCTAATTCAACAACATCAAATGGAAATACTTGTGTAGGGATTCAATCAGGAGCTCTGACAACAGGAGATTATAACACAGGTATAGGATATAATGCAGGAGGTTCAACTACAACAGGTAATAATAATGTTGCTTTAGGTGCTTTCGCTAATCAAGCATCATCAACAACAAGCAATTCTATTACATTGGGTAATGTATCACACAATGTATTACGTTGTGCTGTAACATCTATCACATCATTGTCAGATGCTCGTGATAAGAAAGATGTAACTGATTTGCGTGCAGGCCTTGATTTTGTAAAAGGTCTTCGTCCTGTTGAGTTTGTATGGGATGACCGTGAAGAGCACGGCAAGCACGATATCGCTGACTTCGGTTTTATCGCACAAGATTTGAAAGCTGCTCAAGAAGATGTTGAAATGGCTGATATTCTTAAACTTGTTTACGATGAGAATCCTGAGAAGTTAGAAGCTTCTTATGGTAAACTCATTCCAATCTTAGTAAAAGCTATCCAAGACTTGGCAGCTAAAGTTGAACAATTAGAAAAATAAATCATGGCAAATATTCCATCAGGTACTCAATTCATCGGTCTAGCAGCAACATATCAAACTGTTGAGCGCCGTTCTAGTTTGATTAACTCAGAAAGTCAGCCGTATACAATTGAGGATATTGCTACAGCTGCAGGAGGTAACTCATTTTACACAAATGGATTCACAGTTGTTGGTCCAATTGCTGCTAACATTACATTGCCTGAAAATGCAGTAGTAAACTATACAGGTCCTTTAGCAATGGCTGCAGGATATACATTGACTATTCCTACAGGCACAGTATTAAACATACTTTAGTAATTCCAAAACGAAGTAATCGAGCCGCCCTAGGGCGGCTTTTTCATTGTCTAAAAATACTTATATTTGTAAAAAAAATTATGGCACAAATTCCTTTAGATGAACAATTCATCGGTCTGTCAGCTAGTGTTAATACAACTGAGAGACGTTCGGCGCTTATTAACGCTGAGAGTCAGGCATATACTATTCAAGATTTTATTGACACTGTAGGTACAGGTCCTCAAGGTCCTCAAGGAGTTGCAGGCCCTCAAGGCCCTCAAGGAGTACCGGGTCCTGTCGGCCCCGCAGGTTTAAATTGGCAGGGGGCTTGGGTTTCAGGTTCTTCTTATGTTGCTGATGATGCAGTTGGTTTTGGTGGTGCATCATACTTTTGTATTTTAGCCACATCAGGAACAACCGCTCCTAACGTTGACACTACGCATTGGGCTCTTCTTGCATCTCAAGGAGCTATCGGTCCTCAAGGTCCTGTCGGTCCTCAAGGTCCTACCGGAGCTACAGGGCCAAGCGGTATTCCTGCATTCATGGAGTATAACCTAACTGACCTTACTTTTTGGAATAATGGTCACGGAAATATTTCATCAAACACATCATTTGGAGAATTAGCTTTAGCAAATAATACAACAGGTGTTGACAATACAGCATATGGGCAAGACTCATTGAGATTTAATATTGACGGAAATCAAAATACTGCTTTAGGTGTTTGGGCTTTAAGGTCTAATATATCAGGAAATAATAATACAGCAATTGGACCATTTTCTCTAAATTCCAATACATATGGAGGTACAAATACAGCTGTTGGGTTATTATCTTTACAGGCAAATACTACAGGTGGTGGGAATGTGGCTATTGGTGGTGGTGCATTATATACTAATTCTGTAGGAAATTACAATGTAGCTGTAGGTTCTAGTGCATTAAATGACAATACGGGTAATAATAATACAGCTTTAGGTAATGAGGCTTCTTATTCAAATACTAGTGGGTCATTGAATACATCTGTTGGATATAATGCAGCATTTTATGTAACAACAGGAAATGGCAATACTGTTTTAGGTTCATCTAGTGCATCTACATTGACTACCGGTAATAATAACGTATTAATAGGTCTTTCTGCTAATGTAGCATCTCCTTCAACTTCAACTGCTATTGTAATAGGAAGAAATGCTACGGGAGGGTCAAGTACTGTTGTAATAGGCGCAGGTGCTACATCAGCAACATTTACAGGTGGTGTTTTATTAGGAAATGGCGCTACAGCCACAGCAAATAATCAGTTTGTAGTAGGTAGTACATCTAATGCTGCAGGTACTGTAACAACTGAGACAGTATCAAGCACTCGCACTTGGTCAGTTGTGATCAATGGTGTAGCACATAAAATTCTATTAGCATAATTAAACTACTATTAAGTTTAGAAAGAGCCACCTAACGGTGGCTTTTTTGTTTATCTTTGTAAAAAATTTAATGATATGACAAAGGAACAAGCAATTAACGTATTGGAGCAAGCATTGAACGCTGCGACATTGAAAGGAGTTTACAATATGGCTGATGTGCAGGCTATCATAAATGCACTGAGTCTATTGAAGCAAGACTAAGAGAAGGCCACCTAAACGGTGGCTTTTTCATTTTAAAATATTCTGTATCTTTGTCTTATTAATTTATATAAGAGATGGCATATCAAAAATTACAGGTATCAAGAGCTTTACAGGTTATAAAGTCTGATAACGCAAGCATACCATATCCATCTGTCGTTAAGGCAGGTACAAACGTCAATATTATTGCAAATGAGCTTGAGGATACGACAGCTAACTTTGTTGCTGTAAATGTTGCTGTAGGTGATGTTGTATACAATACTACAACAGGTGCTGCTGCCACTGTAACTCAAGTTATTGACAATACAAGACTATTGTTGAATGCTGACATCTTCCTAGGAATAGGTAATTCATACATTATATATGCTCAGAACATCAAAGCTGAGGGATGTGTATTGTATGTTGGTACAGGAGGAAACCTTCACGTGTTGACGCATGGTGGTGATGATGTTGTATTTGCAAATGTACTAGGAGGAACATTCTTACCTGTTCAGGTACTTAAAGTATTTGCATCAGGTACAGCAGCAAGCAATATTGTAGCCCTTTGGTAGAATGATTAACGGTATTCAGATAGCGATTATAATAGGTGTTGAGGGTAATAACCCAATCTCACCTGTATATCCTGATGAAAGGGTAACAGATTTAGATGAAAATAGATTAACCGATGACGGTGATGAACGTATAATAGATTAAAAATGGCAGGAAAGAAAATTGTCGAGTTACCTTCATTAGGTAGAAATTTAGCTCCAACAGATATCTTAGAGTTATCTGAAAATGGAGCGGGAAGCTATAAGATTACAGGTCAAGAGATTATTGATGCAATACCTTTTCCTGAATGGGTATCTCCGGATATTGAACATAATGCTAATCCCAATGCAGTTCAATATTTTCTTAACTATCAACCTTATTATGCTGCAAGAGAAAGAATTATGTATTTCAATTCTCCATATTTGCCAAATGACAATCCTGTTTATAAATATATTTTAGGAGAGTTCACAGGTTTTAATTTATCTTTTGATAATTTTTCATTTGCACCTCCTACTGAGATAAACATATATAATGATGCAGTTGTTGCTTGGCAATTTCAAGGATTGTGGGGTTCAGGATTCACAATGAATTACTATGGCGAATACTTCCCAAGTGCAGGTTCTGCACAAGGATGCGGATACTATAATTTGCCTAATTGTGTAATGGCTGAAAGCCTTGATATTTATGGTAACCCCGGAGTCGAATTAAATGCACCACTTGTTCTTTCTACTAACAATTTTAATTTTGGTGGAAATGTTGGACTGATAAACCTACCATCATTAGAGTACGTTGTTAGTTTTCAAGGTCAAAATGCTAATTTTTCTATTAGTGTTTTAGAGTTGCTTTCTTTAAAATACATTAATAGCAATATGTATTTATATGGATGCAATGGACTTGTAAAATTGGATATGCCAAATTTAAAGTATATTGGAAGTGTTTATATTAATCTTTGCTCAAATTTAGACACTATGATATTGCCTGAGCTTCGTGCAATGAAGACTGAGAATCCAAGACAATTTGAGGTATATGATACTCCATTAAATCAGGCCTCAGTAGACTCAATTCTTATAGGTTTAGATACAGGTGGTCAATATAATGGAACTATTAATTTAGCTTCATTATGTGCGGCACCATCAGGAGCAGGAGTGACTGCTAAAAATAATTTGATAAGTAAAGGTTGGTCAGTATCTACAAACTAAAAATAATATGGAAATTCAACTAACATCAGACAAGTACATTATAGCTACAAGTGAAAATGCAGAGATAGTTCACTTTTCATTTGTAACAAGTGGAGCGAAATACGCAACTATTCAACCTATTGTTGAGCAATTCGATACTATCGAAGAAGCTGAAGCATATGTTGATAGCATCAAAGGTGAAGGATACTGTAGAGAAACTTTTAAGTATCTATTTGAAGTTCCAACTAATATTGAAAGTTAAAAATGGCAAAGGCTCAATCTTCATCAGGATTTATAGCAAAGCCTAAGGCAAAGCGCCCGGGCGTTCACGCTAAGAGTAAGACAAGTAAGTTGAAAACAAGCAAGAACTATACCAAGAAGTATAGAGCTCAGGGAAAATGAAAAGTAAGTTGACTATATTTCTTTTAACATTGGCGGCTATGTGGTCGCCTGTAGAGCTATCTGCAATATGTCTATTCGGAACTATGGGAGTAGACACAATAGTAAAGCTCATCTCGTTGAGATTTGTAGCTCAAAAAGAAAGACGTCCTTACAGAGAAGTTTTCTTGTCTAAGATGTTGAGAAGAGGGTACGTGTTTAAGTTTGCAGGATATGCTTTCGTAGCCATTCCATTGCTCCCTTTGGACTTTTATATTCTTACTCCATTTGTAAAGAACTTGCTGTCTGTTACAGGATACGATATGGTTTTGAACAAAGCCTTGTTTACAAATGGAATACTTATTATATTCTCCCTAATTGAAATCTCATCAATCAATGAGAATTGGTTTGACATCACGGGTAATAACATACTCAAGACAGTATTTGGAGTTGTAAAGAAAATAAGAGGTGCTATTGAAGGCGCTGCTGAAACATACAGAAACATTAAAAAGTAATGGTCAGAACTTACACAGATAAAGAGCTTATTGAGAAAGTAAAGTCTTTAGGTAACTTCAAAGAAATCCCAAAAGGATATTGGTTACTTGGTGTTAGGTCTAAAGAAGATACTGCAAATAAGTTTGATGATAAGATATATCTATTTAAGGGCGAAGAATTTATTGTTGTCACATCGGCAACAACGAATCCGGGCACGCCTACACTCAAGCAATTTGAGAAGGTCAATAGAGATGGAGCAGCAGTCCTTGTCGCAGATAGATGGTATTATAATGTATGGAAGTATGGAAAGCATAACGGAAAGGTTGAAGCGCTCCTACAGCTTGGAAACAAAGTACAAGTATACAGAGATACCGACAAGGATAACCAATCAGAAGAGCAAGGAAAGCTTCAGGAAGGTCATTTCGGAATCAATTTCCACCCAAACACCTACGACCTAAGTAAAGCATCAGGTGATACTATCGGATGGTGGAGCGCCGGATGTCAGGTTGTAAATAACATTGATAAATATAAGCAGATGATAAAGCTACTTAAGACTGAGAAGTTGGTTAGCTACTGCCTATTAAATGAGTTCTAATGAGAAATAAGTTATCAGGTACAAAGAAAGGTGACTCTAGGACTGCTAAGTACTATCAGGATAATCCTGATGCACGTAAGAAGAAGAAAGAGTATGATACTGAGTATCACTCTACTGATAGCCGCCGTGAATATCGTTCTGAGCTCAACAAGGTTAACAGAGAGAAAGGCACCTATGGTAATGGTGATGGTAAAGATGCTGCCCATAAATCAAAGACCAAGACTCGTATGCAATCACAATCTAAAAACAGAGCGGACAAGAAGCGCTCATTTTTCAAGTAATGAAAAGAATAGCACTTATTTTTATTTCATTGCACCTATTATTCTCGTGCTCTGTAAACTATCACCTCAAGAAAGCTATCAAGAAGGGTTACCGCTGTGATGAGGTAGCTGATACAATTCAGATTACTTCTGTAGACTCAATTCCTTACATTGTAAACGATTCAATTGTATGGGAGAAGGTAGTAACTCAAAAAGATACAATCATTCGTTACAAGACATCTTTTGTGCCTAAAACGAGATATGAAATACGTTTCGATAACAAGCGCTTCAGAGATAGCGTAAAGTATATACAAAAAGTATACTCTGACAGCTTAGATGCTGCAATAAAAATCAATAAACAAGATAATAAGACTGTTATTAAGACAAAGAAGAAGGGACCAAATCTATTTTTTATTGGCTTTATCACAGGCATATTATCTGTAATTATAGTTAGATATGCAATTAATCAAGCACTCAAAAAATATTCATGAGCTCATTGTAAATGACTCAGATGAAGTAAAGATAGCTATGCTATCAGATATCCATTGGGACAATCCTAAATGTGATTGGGACCTATTAAAGGCTCATATGGACTACTTCAAGAAGCACAGCATTCCTGTGATGATAAACGGAGATATGTTCTGTCTTATGCAGGGCCGTGGCGACAACCGCCGTAATAAGTCTGATATCCGTCCTGAGCACAACAATTTCAGATACCTTGACTCAATTGTTGAGACTGCTGTTGAGTGGTGGACACCATACGCAGACATACTTACTGTCATTGGTTATGGTAATCACGAGACGGGTGTTATTAAGTGGCAAGAGACTGACATATTACAGCGATTTGTAGACCTGCTTAATTTGAAGACAGGTGCTCAAGTTCAGACAGGAGGATATGGTGGTTGGCTTATTGTTAGAGCAGGCACTAGATTGCTTACTACAACAAAGATTAAATACTTCCATGGTTCAGGTGGTGGCGGTGTAGTTACCAAGGGAGCGCTTAACTTAACAAGAGCTCTTGAGATGTATGAGGACTTTGATGTTTTCTCAATGGGTCACATCCACGAGAATGCCTCACGTAATGATGTACGTGATTCGATTTTGCACCACCCTAGTAATGGTTACTATATGAAGCATCGTCAGATACATATGATGCTTACAGGTACCTATAAGGAAGAGTATGAGGATGGTCATCACGGTTGGCACGTAGAGCGTGGAGCTCCACCAAAACCAATTGGTGGTCGTATCTTGACAATAAAAAATGTGAGGACACTTAAAGATGGTTCAGACAGAACTGAAAAGGTAATTGACTCAAGCAAAATAGTAATCTAATAAATTGTATCTTTGTAAAAATTAAATGTAATGAAAGTAGAAAAATTTTTGACGAAAGAAGAGTTGGAGAAAACACAGGCAATGCACAGTGACTTCAACAAATTAAAAATGCAGCTTGGCGATGTTGAGTTGCAAAAGCAAGGAATCTTAAAGCAGGTTGATTTGCTTAAGGGTTTCTTTGCAGAACATGAAAAGGAACTAATGACTAAGTACGGTGAGGATGCAGTAATTAACATGCAAACCGGAGAGGTCACAAAAAAATAAGATATGGGAAAGATTAGTGGATACGCAAATGATTCAAGTCCAAACCTAAGCGACAAGCTTATTGGAACTGATGTGGATAATATGAATGCCACAAAGAATTTTACTATTGGTCAGATTTTAGATTTATTCTATTCAGGTGGATATGGAAGTTTTTACGATACAACTAATCAGAATGCAGCTTTTCCAAATACTGAATATGCCATAAAATTAAACACTACTGATATTAATGCTACAAGTGGTATATCTATAGTAAATGATAGTCTTGGTAATCCTACTAAAATAACACCTTCAATTTCAGGAGTTTATAATATTGCATTTTCAGCTCAACTTGCACGCCCATCAGGAGGTGGTCCTCAAATAATTGATTTTTGGTTAAAAAAGAACTCAGTAAACATCCCTTGGACTAATACTTCTTTGACATTGTCAGCCAATCCCGGTACATTAGTTGCAGCTTGGAATTTCTTCATTCAAATAGACGCAGGAGAAGATGTTCAGCTTATGTGGGCTACATCATCAACTATTGTTAATATACAAGCTGCTCTAGCAACACCTGTTGCCCCTGAGACTCCATCTGTCATCCTAACCATAAACAAAGTTGGTTAATGTATATTAGGAAGATATCTGTTGGACCCGACTACAAGGGCGGCGCAATGCACTACATCGTAGGTCAAAAAGTCTTGAATGATACCCAAGAGATTCATCTCATTAAGTATGATGATGATAGGATGTCAATCAAGATTTATATTGAAAACGATAAGGGTGAGGTCGTACTTTGGAAAGAGTTCAACAATACTATTCCTGTAGCAATCGAATATAATGTAAATATCTAATGCAATCTCCATTTTACTTTATAGTAAAGCCAAGGGAGGGTAAAAGATACAACAACACAAAAGAAATAGCAGGAATTGATTTAATCATCAATACCTCTGAAGAAGACTTTAGGTTCTCAAATAGAGAGGCTGATGTTGTTGAGCTACCCATTGGCTATAAAGGACCTATCAAGGTAGGTGACAAACTACTTGTACATCACAATGTATTCAAGTTCTATAATGATATGAAGGGGCGCCGCAAAAGCGGAAAGAGCTTTTTCAAAGAAGACCTATTCTTTATTGACGATGAGCAGTTCTTTATGTTTCACAATGGAACAGAATGGCAGGCTCATGACAGGTATTGCTTTGTTAAGCCAATAAAGCCTGAGGAGTCATTTATCTACAAACCAATCGAGGAAGAGCCGCTTATGGGTATTATGATATACCCAAATGAGTACTTAATATCAAAGGGTATTAAGTCAGGAGATAAGGTATGCTTCAAGCCTGACAGCGAGTATGAGTTCATTGTAGATGAAGAAAAGTTGTACAGAATATACGACCATCAAATAACAATCAAATTATGAGCCCTAGAGAACTAAGACTTAAGATTATTGATGCCGGATACAAGGCGGTTGAGCAATTGATTAAGGTTGCCAAAGAGGACATCATCAAAGTTGATGCTGAAGATGATTTGGCTGCAGACAAACTAAAGAATGCTGCGGCATCAAAGAGATTAGCTATATTTGACGCATTCGACATCCTTAACAAGATAGAAGCAGAAAAAACAAACCTACAAGAAGCTACACATGACTCAGCAAAAGTTGACAGCAAACAAGGTTGGGCTGAGCGAAGAGCTAAATAGCCTTTGCAAAGTTATAGATAACCACATTCCAAGTAAGGTACTATCTACAAAGAATAGAAACCATAGTTGGGTATATGGCTATGACCCTGAGCATGACATGGTAATTATATCAAAGACAGGTCAGATTGGTGAGGTTTTTGAGATATCAGGACTTAAGGTAGCGCTACCACTAGCCCCAAAGGAGTGTCTTCAAAGACACAATAAAGCATCAGAACAATATTGGGAGAGAGAAGACCTTCCGCCTCAACTAGGACGCATTCAGTCTATATTTCAGTGGCATGAGATGCCAAAGGAGTTTAAGGCTAGGTATGTTGACTATATCGAAGAAGAGTTTGACCGTAGAGAGAACGGATTTTGGTTCATGAATAATGGTAAGCCTACCTACATCACAGGCTCTCATTATATGTACCTTCAGTGGTCTAAGATTGATGTTGGGTATCCTGACTTCCGTGAGGCCAATAGGATTCTGTATATATTTTGGGAGGCATGCCGGGCAGATAACCGCTCATTCGGAATGGTATACCTTAAGATTCGCCGTTCAGGATTCTCATTTATGTCATCTTCTGAATGTGTAAACATTGGAACTCTTGCTAAAGATGCAAGGGTTGGTATCCTATCAAAGACAGGTGCCGATGCTAAAAAGATGTTTACTGACAAGGTTGTACCTATCAACAGTAACTTACCTTTCTTCTTCAAGCCTGTAATGGACGGTATGGATAAGCCAAAGACTGAGCTTGCCTACCGTGTTCCTGCGTCAAAGATTACCAAGAAGAACATGCATGATGTTGACGGAGAAGATGTTGAAGGTCTTGATACGACAATAGATTGGAAGAACACAGAAGACAACTCATACGATGGTGAGAAGCTATTGATGTTGGCCCATGATGAGAGCGGTAAGTGGATAAAGCCTAATAACATCTTGAACAATTGGCGTGTAACAAAGACGTGTTTGCGTTTGGGTAGCAAGATTATTGGTAAGTGTATGATGGGCTCTACATCAAATGCATTAGCTAAGGGTGGTCAGAACTTCAAGGACTTATATGAAGACTCAAGGGTCAGCACTCGTAATGCTAATGGTCAGACAAAGTCAGGTCTATATTCCCTATTCATTCCAATGGAGTGGAACATGGAGGGCTTTATTGATATCTATGGCATGCCTGTTCTTCGCAAGCCTTCTCAGCCTGTAAGAGGTATTGATGGTAATTGGATAATGAACGGAGCTATTGACTATTGGGAGGCTGAGGTTGAGTCACTAAAGAATGACCCTGATGCGCTCAATGAGTATTATCGTCAGTTCCCTCGCTCAGAGTCACACGCATTCCGTGATGAGTCAAAGGCAGCACTATTTAATCTTACTAAGATATATCAGCAGATTGACTACAATGACACTTTAATTAAAGAGCATCACTTAACTAGAGGTAGCTTTAGTTGGAAGGATGGTATTAAAGATACTCAGGTTATATTTACTCCTGACACTAGAGGTAGATTTCTAGTTAGTTGGACTCCGGGGAAAGCACTTCAGAATCAAGTATATGAGAAGAATGGTATTAGATACCCGGGCAATGAGCACATCGGTGCATTTGGTTGTGACTCCTATGACATCTCAGGTGTTGTTGTAGGACGTGGGTCTAATGGTGCACTCCATGGACTTACAAAGTTCCACATGGATGAGGCTCCTATTAATCAGTTCTTTCTAGAATATATTGCTAGACCTCAGACTGCAGAGATATTCTTTGAAGAGGTATTGATGGCCTGTGTGTTTTATGGTATGCCGATTCTGATTGAAAACAACAAACCACGTTTGCTATATCACTTCAAGAACAGGGGGTACCGTGGATTCTGTATCAATAGGCCTGACAAGACATACAATAAGCTATCAAAGACAGAGCGTGAACTAGGTGGTATACCAAACTCATCTGAGGATGTAAAGCAGGCTCACGCTGCTGCAGTTGAATCCTACATAGAGAAACATGTAGGGATGATAAGCGAGGATGAGATGGGATATATGCCGTTCACTAGAACGCTTGAAGATTGGGCTAAATTTGATGTGAGTGACAGAACGATGTATGATGCTACAATTAGCTCAGGATTGGCTATTATGGCCTGTCAGAAGCACTTATATCAACCCGAGAGAAAAGAGTCAAAAATAAGCATTAAATTTGCTACATATAATAATAAAGGGAATATTAGCTCCTTGAATACATGAAAGAAGTAATCGTAAACATATCATCTACATCATTTCCGAGTCAATTCGCAACTGATGCAGAGAAAGCAACCCTCGAGTTTGGTCTCCAAGTTGGACAGGCCATCCAATACGAGTGGTTTAGAAAAGATGGTAACCAATGTAGATACTACAGTCAATGGAGAGATTTCCATAGATTGAGATTATACGCAAGGGGTGAGCAGCCTATTCAGAAGTATAAAGAAGAGCTTGCTATTGATGGTGACCTTTCTTATATTAACTTGGATTGGACTCCCGTTCCTATTATCCCTAAGTTTGTTGATATCGTTGTTAACGGTATGTCTGACCGTCTGTTTAAGGTTAAGGCATATTCTCAGGATGCTATGTCTCAGGCAAAGCGTAGCAAGTATCAAGATATGATTGAAGGTCAGATGGTTGCTAAAGACCTGTTGACTAATATCCAAGAAAACACAGGTGTCGACCCATTTGTCATGAATCCTGATGAGCTTCCTGCAACAGACGAAGAGCTATCACTCTATATGCAGCTTAATTATAAGCCTGCTATCGAGATTGCTGAAGAGGAGGCTATCAATACCATTCTTGAAGAGAATCACTATGACTATGTAAGAAAGCAGTGTGAGTATGACCTAATGACATTAGGTATTGCTGTTGAGAAGCACGAGTTCCTTCCGGCAGCCGGTGTTCAGATATCTTATGTGGACCCTGCTAACATTGTTTATAGCTATACTGAAGACCCATACTTTAGAGACTGTTTCTATTGGGGTGAGATTAAGACACTTCCAATTATAGAGCTTTACAAGATTGACCAATCTTTAACTAAAGAGGATTTAGAGAAGATTTCAAAATATAGCCAAAGTTGGTATGACTACTATAATGTAGCTCAGTTTTATGAGAATAATATTTTTTACCGTGATACGTGTACTCTTCTTTACTTTAACTATAAGACTACTAAAAAAATTGTATACAAAAGGAAAGTCCTTGACAATGGTAGTGTTAGAATGATTGAAAAAGACGAGAACTTCAATCCTCCTGTGGAGATGATGGAAGAAGGACGCTTTGAGAAGGTAGAGAAGACTATTGATGTTTGGTATGAAGGAATAATGGTCATGGGTACCAATATCCTCCTTAAGTGGCAGATGTCTGAGAATATGGTTAGACCAAAGTCAGCTACTCAGCATGCGCTTCCAAACTATGTTGCTGTTGCACCTCGTATGTATAAAGGTGTGATTGAGTCATTAGTTCGCAGAATGATTCCATTTGCAGACTTGATTCAGCTTACCCACCTGAAGCTACAGCAGGTTATTTCTCGTGTTGTACCTGATGGTGTATTTATTGACGCTGATGGTCTCAATGAAGTTGACCTTGGTACAGGACAGGCTTACAATCCTGAGGATGCATTACGACTATACTTCCAAACAGGTAGTGTTATTGGTCGTAGCTATACGCAGGACGGCGAGTTCAATAATGCCCGTGTTCCAATCCAAGAATTAAATAGTAACTCAGGTGCATCAAAGGCACAGATGTTAATCTATAACTACAACCACTACCTTGATATGATTCGTGCGGTAACAGGTCTTAACGAGGCCCGTGATGGCTCTGACCCTGACCCACGAGCATTAATTGGTGTACAAAAACTTGCGGCTCTTAATTCAAATACAGCTACTCGTCATATTCTTGATGGTAGCCTTTATATGTTTAAGACCATGGCTGAGGCGCTTACTTATAGGATTGCAGATATCTTAGAGTACGCTGACTTTAGAGATGACTTTGCCAATAAGATTGGTAAATACAATGTATCTATTTTAAATGAAATTAAAGACCTATACGTATATGATTTCGGAATTTTTATCGACATCTCTCCTGATGAAGAACAAAAAGCACAGCTCGAGCAAAACATTCAAACTGCTCTATCTAAAGGTGATATTAACCTTGAGGATGCGATTGATATCCGCGAGATTAAGAATATCAAATTGGCTAACCAACTTCTTAAAGTAAAAAGAGTTAAGAAGCAAGAGCAGGAACAGAAGAATGCTATTCAGATGCAGGCAATGCAGGCTCAGAGTAATATGCAGTCACAGCAGATGGCGGCTCAGGCAGCTATGCAGCAGATTCAGGCAGAGACTCAAGCTAAGATGCAGCTCAAGCAGGCCGAGGTTGCGTTTGACATTGAGAAGATGAAGAATGAGGCAATGCTTAAGCAGCAATTGATGCAGTCTGAGTTTGAGATGCAGATGCAGCTTAAGGGTGTCGAAACTGAGTCTTTATCAAGCAGAGAGAAGGACAGAGAAGAGGCAAAAGCTAAGCGAATTAGTCAGCAAAACACAGAGCAATCTAAGTTAATTAATCAGAGAAAGAACAATCTACCTCCGATTAATTTTGAGTCAAATGAGGATTCCCTTGATGGCTTTGACTTAGCCGAGTTTGAACCCCGCTAAAACAATAAAAAATTATATATAACTTTGTAAAAATCAAATCAAATGGAATTTAAAGTAAAAGAAGTAGAAGGCATCGTTGAAAAGAGTGCCGCTCAAATTGAAGAGGAGTTGTTAATTAAGCATGAGGAGCAGTTCAATAATGAGCCTCCTGTGGATACACCTCCTGTGGATACACCACCAATTGATGAGCCACCGGTAGATGTGCCTTCAGAACTTAAAGAAGAAGACGTTCTTTCATATTTAGGAAAACGATATAATAAGGAGATTAACTCATTTGATGAGTTGATGGCCGCACGAGAAGAAGCTGAACAGCTTCCTGAAGACGTTGAGGCATTCCTTAAATTTAAGCGTGAGACAGGACGGGGTATCCAAGATTTCTTGAAACTACAAGAAGACTTTGACTCTATGAATCCTGATGCGCTTTTAAAGCAATACTTCAAGGATACTGAAGTTGGCCTCGATGATGATGACATTGATGCGCTAATGGAAGAGTTTGTGTATGATGAGGATTTAGACGATGACTCATATATCAAGAAAGCGAAGATTGCAAAGAAAAAGGCTATTGCTAAGGCCAAAGACTACTTCAATTCTCAGAAAGAGAAGTACAAGCAACCTCTTGAGTCAAGGGGTTCAGCTATTCCCGATGCAGAGAAAGAAGAGTTTGAGGCGTATAAACAATACATACAAGAGTCTAAAAGCCTACAGGAGGAGCAAGAGCGTAAAGCTACTTGGTTCCAAAAGAAGACTGATGAAGTGTTTGGTCAAGAGTTCAAAGGTTTTGAGTTCAATGTTGACGACAAAAAAATAGTCTTCTCCCCCGGTGATGCGACAGAGCTCAAGAAAGCTCAGGCTCATCCATTTAACTTTATTAATAAGTACTTGGACGAGAATGGGATGATTGCAGACGCCGCAGGTTACCATAGGTCTTTAGCAATCGCAATGAATCCTGAGAAGTTTGCTAAGTTCTTCTATGAACAAGGTCAGGCTGATGCGACAGATGATGTAACTAAAAAAATTAAAAACATCAATATGTCTGAGCGTAAGGCTCCTGAGGCAACTGTTAAAGGGGGAATGCAAGTCCGACAAGTAAATCCTGACTCAGGTCGTGGATTGAAAATCAAAAGTATAAAAAGAATATAAACAATTAAAAATTAGAAAAAATGCCAAGCGAATTATTATCTACACCGGGCTATCAGTTACAGCCAAGTGCTGAACAGGTAGCATTGTCAACTAACTACTTGACAAACTTTAACTTCATGAATCAGTATTTACCTGATACATATGAGAAGGAATTTGAGCGTTACGGAAACCGTACCGTTGCATCTTTCTTGCGTATGGTAGGTGCTGAGATGCCGTCTATCTCTGACCAAATCAAATGGGCAGAACAAGGCCGTCTTCACACGAAGTACACTAAAATTGTTACAGGAGCTGTGCCTGTTGGTACACCTGTAAACAGCGCTACGTTTACCGTTAATGACCCATATGTAATCACAAACAACATCGGTATTGCTATCCGTGCAGGTCAAACTGTAATGATTACTCCTAATGTTGCAGGTGGTGGTTCACAAAACAAAGGTATCGTTACTGCTGTTAACACTTCTGCTCGTACATTTACAGTTGCTTTCTATGAGGCAGTTGGTTTCAACAACAACAACACTGCTGCTAATGAGTTCACCGTATTTATCTACGGTTCTGAGTTCAAGAAAGGTACTACAGGTATGATTGGTTCATTGGAAGCTGATGACGAAATCTTCTCTAACAGCCCAATCATCATCAAGGACAAGTACTCTGTTTCAGGTTCTGACATGGCTCAGATTGGTTGGATTGAAGTAACTACTGAGAATGGCGCTACAGGTTTCTTGTGGTACTTAAAATCAGAGCACGAAACTCGTCTCCGTTTTGAGGACTATCTTGAGACTTCAATGTTGGAAGCTGTTCCTGCTGAATCAGGTTCAGGTGCTGCTACAGCTGCAGTTAACCCAACTTACGGTAACAAAGGTTCTGAGGGTGTATTCTACGTAGTAAACTCTCGTGGTAACGTATGGGGTGGTGGTAACCCAACTACTTTGGCTGACTTCGACACAATCATCTCTCGTTTGGATAAGCAAGGTTCTATTGAAGAGAACGTACTCTTCGTTAACCGTGACTTCTCTTTCGACATTGATGATATGTTGGCTGCTCAAAACAGTTATGGTGCTGCAGGTACTTCTTATGGTTTGTTTGATAATGACCGTGATATGGCTCTTAACCTTGGTTTCTCAGGTTTCCGCCGTGGTTATGACTTCTACAAAACTGATTGGAAATACTTAAACGACCCAACAATGCGCGGTGGTTTGACTTCATCTGCTACAGGTGTTTCAACTGCTAACGTAATCACAGGTCTTTTGGTTCCTGCAGGTTCAACTACAGTTTACGACCAAATTCTTGGTAAAAACGCTAAGCGTCCATTCTTACACGTGCGTTACCGTGCGTCTGAGACTGAAGACCGCCGTTACAAAACTTGGATTACAGGTTCTGCAGGTGGTGCTGCTACAAGCGACCTCGATGCTATGGAAGTCAACTTCCTTTCTGAGCGTGCAGTTTGTACACTTGGTGCTAACAACTTCGTACTTTTCCGTTACGGAGCATAAGCATAACAAATCAGAGAGGGGCTTCGGTCCCTCTCTATTTTTTATTGTAAAATTTTAATTATATATGATAATTATATAAATGACAAA